ACAAAAAATATGTTTGGAAAATATAGTGATGAAGATTATTTGCTACGTGCTAATAGGTATTTAAGACATGAAATATTACATGCATTTTTAAATGAAAGTGGTTTAAAAGATAATTCATGCGATACTAATGGTGGCTGGTCTAATAATGAAGAAATGGTTGATTGGTTTGCTATTCAATCACCAAAAATATTTCAAGTATATAAAATATTAAATATATTGGAAAATAAGGAGTAATCAATTATGAACATCGGTAATAAAATTAGAGATACTATTAAAGGCTGGTTGTTTCAAGATGGTGGAGGGTATATACCAATGGGAAGTTATAACAAAACACAAGAATATAATGTATGGTATGAGGGAGATGAGCAACAATTAGCTAGATATTATAGCCAAACTAATTTTAATGAAAATGATATCAAAGTAAAAGCCAACTATCTATACAATAACGCTTATAGTGCTGAACGAATATTACACAGTGGTATTCCTAGATTGATTAGTGATACTATGGCAAGAATATTATTTAGTGGTGGTGTAGATTTAACAGTTATGAATGGTGAAAAAGAAGATGAAATCGCACAAGAAACATTAAAAACAATATTAAAAGTCAATAAGATGCGTAAGAAACATCAAGAGGGAGCATCAATAGAGAGTGCATTTGGTGAATTTGCTTATAAATTAACTTATGATAGTGCAGTTAGTGAGTTTGTTAACATTGATGTTTATAAACCAACTCAATATCAAGCTGCATATGATTGTGATAGATTGCAACAAGTAATATTTATAAATAACTTTCAAGAAAATAAAAAGGAATACCAGCTAAAAGAAATATACGGTAAGGGATTTATAGACTATCAATTATATGCTAACAAGGGTGGCAAGTATGAACAAGTGCCATTAACGTATTCTAATAGAACAAATGAATTAGTTAGAGTTGAATTTATTGATACTGATATTATTTTAGCAGCAGTTAAAACAAATAAAACAGTCAAAGGGCGTAGCGATTATGAGGGACTAATAAGTGAATTCGATAGTTTAGATGAAGCATGGAGTAATTTCTCGGAAGAAATGCGAAATGCTAAGACAAATAAATATATTCCACAAAGAATGATAAATGGTAATAAACTAGATCCACGTATGGTTGGAAGATATGTGTTAATTGAAACTGATTTAGATAGCGACCAAAAAATACAATATGAACAAGCAAATTTGCGCACCACTGCATGGAGTGAAGCAATCAATGCACATCTAAATAATATATTAATGAATGTAGGATTAAGCCCAGCAACAATAGGACTAGATACAGCAGGGGCAAATGCCAGCGGTGAGAGTAGAAGAGAGTTAGAAAAAGCTAGTTTAAGAACACGAGCCGAGCGTATGGAGTTATGGGAAGAATTTTTAAGTGATTTCTATGAATTGGTATTAGTTGCTCAAGATATGCTAAGTAAAAAATTATATAAAGAATATAGTGTTAAGGTGCAATTTGGAGAATATATTGTAGATACAATAAGTGAACGTGTTGCCATCGTTAAAGATTTATTAATGTTAGGTGTTATAGACGCAGAGTTTGCACTGGAACAAGTATATGGAGATACAATTAGCCAAGAGGAAAAGGATAGAATACTCACATCGCTAGGTGATAAGGTTATAGAATAATGGCAAGTATAAGTATAGGGCTTGCTGAATTAGTTGAACAAGAGGTCAATAAATTAGCATATGCCGAAGCAAATAAAACTTTATCTAAAAAATTAAGTAATGAAGCACTATCAACTATTGCGATTATGAGTGATGATAAGATAACTAATTTATTGCAATCTGAACTAGCAAATTTAGTAGTTAATAATATTATTGATAAATTAACGGCTAAAAAGATATTTAAAGATACGATAATAAATAAAAGTAAATTAGAATTTGTGAATGGAACAGCCGATGTAATTAACAAGGTTGACTTAAAAATATCTAAAGGTATATTTAATAAGAATATTACTAAAGTTGTGTCAGAACGCTCTAAGGTGGCTCAATACAACCGTATGGCTAAAAGGCAAATCAATATATATGCTAATCAAATTAAAACTGATGGAATTGAGGTGGCTAATAAAAAATTAAAAGTTAGGACATCACAAATATTAAATAGTGAAAAAGGTTATTATAAGGATCAAGGAAAGTTAAACGGTGCTAGGGAAGTAAATATAAATACCAATAAATTTGCTATGAAAAAGTGGGTACATGGAATGTATGGAACTCCAAAGACACCAAGAGATTTGCATGTTAGTGCAAATGGGCAGTATGCTGATATAGATGGCATGTTTTATGTAGCAGGAGAAAGAGTATCAGCACCACGAGAATTTAGCGACATATCACAAAACATTAATTGTCATTGCGGGATTGAAATAGTTATAAAATAGGTTGCTAGAGCCTGATAAAACTAGGTGCATATAGCCAAAGCACAAGGAGAAAATATGAAAACAACTGAATTACAAGAATTATTAAAAGCTAATACAACAGATAGTGGATTAAATTATGATGAAATAGCCAAACACATTAATGAAGAAGTCAACACTATTAGGGACAAGAGCATCGAAAAATACAAAGAAACTGCTAAACAAGATTTAGCGGGTAGCATTCAAGATGAATTCTTAAAACAATATGAATTTGAGAATGTAGACCAATTCAAAGCCTTTGTAGATAACTCAAAAGCATCAAATGATGAAGTTAAAGCTAAAGCTACTAGACTAGAACAAGAACTAGCTAAAAAGCAAAAAGCATATGATGAATTGCAAGGCAATTATCAAACAATTAATCAAGAAATAACTGTAACTAAACAAAAGGAACTTGCCAGAAGTACTGGAGTAAAAGCAGATATGATTGATTATGCATTATTTGAAGCGAGTAAATTAGTAAATGATGATACAGATTTTAAAACAGCATTAGAAAAATTAGTAGCAGATAAACCTACATTAATAGGTGAAACTGAAAGAATTAAATTTGGGCAAAATAATCCAGACAATAACACAAGTGTTAAAGATGGTTTATTAGGTCGATATATGGAATTAAAAAAAGAACGTAAAATCTAAAATAGGAGGATTTAAAACATGGCAGTAACAACAGGTAGAAAAGTAACAGGATATTCAGATATTTCTGAACAAGTATTAGCTGAACAAAGTATTATTCAAGCGGTTTCAAGAAAAGACATTATTGGAACACCGGGAACAACAACAGTTTCCGTATATGTTAACAAAGCAGCAACTATTGCAGATTATGTACCGGGAACTGGTGTAGCATTATCAGCTGATGATAGTGCATATGTAGTTGTATCTAATTTAAAAGAAAAAGGTATCAATGAAATATTAGACGGATTTACAGTAGAAACAGCTCCAATGGATATGCAAATATCAAGAATTGCCGCAGCAATGGGAGCAGCAGCAGAACAAGTTGATACAGATGGATTTGCTAAAATGGTTGCCGATGGTACTAAGCTAGTATTAGCAGCAGGTGCTAAACCTACAGTATCAACAATCTATACTGATATCTTAAATTTAAAGGCTGCATTAGACACAGCTAAAGCACCACAAGACAATAGATACTTAATTTTAACACCAGAAATGCAAAATTTATTATTGCAAAAAGCATCAGGCGTAGTATTAGACACAGCCAATGGAGATGCCATTGTAACTAATGGCTTTACAGGAAAAGTATTAGGATTTAATGTATTTGTTACTACTTTAATGCCAGCTGGAACTAATATTATAGCTTTACAAGATAGAGCATTTGTATTTGGTATGGCTTGGAAAAAAGATATTGCTTTAGTTAGCTTAGATGGATCTTCTCAATTTTATGGAGATAGCGCTATTAAAGGTCGTTGGGCATATGTAACAGGAGCAGTTAGACCTACATTAATTCAAATTAATCAAGGTGCTGCATAATAATCAATGAGGGTAGCAATACCCTCTTTCTTAAATGAAATGAGGGAATAACATGAAAATGTATAAAGATAACGAAGTTGTTGAAGCAATAACATATTATGATATGAAACAATTTGAAGCACAAGGATATACAAGGGAAAAGCCAATAATTAAAAAGAAAAAGGTGAAACCTGATGGCAATAAGTAGAAAAAGTTATATAACAGTATTAGAATTAAATGAAATATTAAATGGTAGTTATGCTGATGACGATGATACAAAGCAATTAATTTATGAAGCAAGTGAATTAATTAGTTATCACACACTAGGAAAAAGTGATTTTGTTATTGAAGATAGTGATAGTGAAAATAATTTAAAGCTAGCAACAGGTTACCAAGTAGATTATTTAAGTAATAACGCTATGATAGACGATGATTACGATAATGGAAGTGTAAGTATAGGTAGATATAGTACATCAAGTAGCGATAGTGGAAACAGCGAATACAAGAAGATTGCACCCAAGTGTAATCGATACTTAATGAATGCTGGACTATTATATAGGGGTGCTGATAATCATATTAGCTATTCCGACTATGATTAAACCAATTAAAAGAAAATTATTACCTAATACTGTTACGTATCAAAAATATTTAGGTGATACTGGTACAGGAGATAG